TTAGATGATGGTGGTAAATTGGCGGAGTGTGCAGGATTCTCACCTGCCGTGACGCTCTAATATTCCGTGCGTCTAACGCTAGGGTTGCGATCCCTTAGAACCATCGCGAAGGCCGACACTCCAAATTGAAGCCCAGTCATCGGTAGGACGGGCACTATATTCCGCTTTCGGCCACAGACGCTTCTGCGTGTGTTAGCAGGCCAAAACTTGATCCAGCTTTCTTGCTCTCAAACGGGCGATATATTCCGAAGTCTCGTCTTGCAAGGAACGGAGTTTGTTTAGTTAAAAGAACGGTGCCCTAATTTTAACACCTAGGGCTAGTGTTTATCTATTAAAACGGCACTTCTTCGTCAAGCTCTACCTTTGGAGCGGATTTAGGTGCTGCGTTACGAATTGGCGTCTGTGCAGCAGGTGCGCTATACTTAGTTGGATCGTAAGGCTCCTCAAACTTAGCGTTTCCAATGAAAGGCAATAGCTTTCCTTTTATTCCAGCAGCAGTTAACTCCTTAGTGCCTTGCGGTTTTGCTGAAAAATCATTACCATAATTATCGGGAACCTCATTAGCTTTTAGCTTGATGTTAAAGTATTTCTTCCCGTTTTTACCTACTTTAACACATTTTGCAGAATGTTCTGCAATGAACTCATTAAGTGCGTTTAGGTCGATACTAAGACTGATATTTTTATTGGACATAAAGTTATTTGTTTTTTATTTCTGAACGGTCTCAATGCAACGCTTGATGATAACTGCCGCCTGTTCAGCGGTTAGCTCCTTAGCAGTCTTTACCTTGTAATGGGTAAATGCTTTTGCAACTACTGGCCCAGTGTCGGCACCAGTTGCAAAGGTGTTGATTGTCTCAATGTCGGCTTTGTTGGCCAATGCGACAACAGGCTGTGAGTGTAGTGCTGATGCTTCACCGTCGTCATCAGCTTGGAAAAGCCCGCAAATGGCTGCGAGTCCATAACGACGACCGTAGGTAAGGGCAGAACCATAACCTTGCGGATCGTTTTTCGGCAAAGGAATGGTGGCTGTATCGCTGATAAATTGACCGCTCTTGTGAATGAGAGTGGTAGTCAAGTTAAGAAAGCCAGCCTGTGCCTCGCTAGGAGTTTGGATAAAGGCGATACCGTTAGCGTTTAACGGCCCTTTAACAGCTTCGATGACGCTTTGCAGGTCGGCGTAACGATTCTTAAAGTGCGGGTTCGTGCTATCCTTGGCTGCGTAGGTGATAGCAGCTTGTGCAGCTACCAAAGCGGGCGCGATTTCGTTTAGATTATCGTGTTTCATGTGTTTTTTGTTTTGGTTTAATGGCGTCAACCACTGCGTTGAACATTTCGCCAGAAAGTGTGTTGTTGCGCATGGCGATAGCCATGTTTAGCTTCAAATAGCGATCAATGGCAAGGTTTTGCTCACGCTCGCTAGAACTGTCGGTAATGTCGGAAAGAACTTCATGCAGAGCTTCTTCCTCATGTGTGTTAAGTGGTGTATTCATTTCGACGTAAATAATTGCTCATTTTTCCGTCATGTCAAGAAGTAAATCAAACTCCACACATACCCTCGCATTCATTGATAAATGCAAAATTTCCTTGAGTTAAATCTTCATCAAAATCAATGTCGCTAATTGGAACCATGGAGTTATGTAGATATGGTATTGATTTAATTTTTCCTTTTCCAGTATGGTTTAAATGAAGCACTTGCAGGTTTTTCTCAAACTCTACTGCTTTTTTAAATTCTTCTGGCTCATCTTTCTTTAATCTGCGCCACTCATGATTTGAATGAAAAGGGCAGTAAATACACGCGCTTCTTGGTGGTTTTGGGTATCCGTTTTTTTCCATCCAACGCAAGCAATCATGTCTAGTCATTTCTTTCTCAATTAGTGGCCAACGAGATTTAGACCATTTTACTTGAGACGGCTTCATCCTAGAGTACTCATCTAAACTAATTCCGATCCAAGATACTACAGATGCGTGCTTTTGTCCTCTGACCACTTTAGCGATTTCTTTCTGCTTTCTAAATATCGGTTTCAACTTAAAATCGCTAGTGCAGTCTCTACCTAGAAGTCCTTTACTTCCATCTGGATTTAATGTATAGGCAGGAATCATATTCCGAAGATATGCACTTCCGGTTTTTTTATTTATTTTAGTTGATAGGCTCATTTCAGTCAATGATCCTTGTGTAACTCTATACACAGGAAATGGCAATTTCGTCTCAAGCCAATCTAGCCAGTCATATACGCTTCGTGGCTCTGCTTGTGTATCTGCAAAAATTGCAGCTACTGGCATTGGCCCTATTTCTCCTTTAGCTGCCATCAATGCCATACAGCTAGATTGGACGCCAGCACCAAGGCTAATTATGTGTGTTTCGTTCATTTGTTTAAGATATATTTGTTTCTTAGGCACCACAATTTATGGCAAGCCTTAAAGCACTCAAATGAATCATCTAATTCGTCCTTGTCATACCACTTTACTTCAACTCGCCCCGGTTCTGTGCTAGATATGTAAATGTTGCACGCTTTAGCCAATGGATGAAGTTCACGCTGGCCTTTACCAAACTTGGAAACGTGGTAGGCTGCGAGCTGCCAAGGATAGGTTTCGCTAACGTCAATCTTTTCGCCCGCCTTAGTTTTCTTTGTCTTGAAGTCAACAATAACAGGAACTGTTGGAATTTCCACCATGCTCTCTGCGTCTTTCATCCATCCAGAAAGGTCAACGCATCCAGCATAGCCAATCTCTGAATTAACTGTGACTGATTCGCTGATTTGCTCGTTAATGTTCATTGAACGAACAATATCCAGTGTTGGCAGGACGTAAGACTTGAGTTCCTGTGCCCATTCCTGCGTGTTTAAGGCCATTTCTATAGCCTTGTGGACATTTGTGCCAAGGTCGGCTGCCATGCCCACCTGTTCGCTTGCTTTTGAGCGGACGTATGAAATCCACTCGTCTTCGTTCTCGAAAACCCCAGCAGGGCAACCGTAAGCTACCTTGAGTGCTTCCTTGATCTGCCACTCGGTCAAGAATGGCTTGCTGATAACGTCAAACACGGTCGTGACGCTAGGCAGCAACTTGAGCTTGCGTGCGTCGGCCACCGTAGTTGGGCGTGTCTTGTTTTTAGATCCGGCCTTGGTGGGCTGCGTGTGGCAAGCGTCCCCGTCTAAATTGTAATAGTGTCCCATGTTATTTAATTTCTACTCTGACAGTTTTTGTTTTTGTGTAACCCTTCATTTGCCCCTGCAAGACTTCACGGCTTTTGTCGTAGAGTCCAGCTTTTTTTAGAACATTTCTAACTGAATCCGGTGAACGTCCAATTTCCTCCGCAATTGAGAAGATTGGCACCATTGCGTTGTATTTCTCCTTGATCGTATTCCTCTCATCATCGGTAATACGAAATCCAGTTCCGCATTTTGGCTGGTAGCTTGAATTGGCCACTCCGCCTCCGTTGCGGTAAAGCTCGTACTTTTTCTTGACCTTTTCCGATTGCAGAAAGGCAAACAGGCTTTCGATTTGATCGTTCATTCAATTACCTCCTGTAGCCAAGAACGAGACTCAGTTTGGAGATCGTGCTGCAAATCTGCGTCAACTTGAAGCTCGTCGGATAGGTCGAAGTCGGAACCCTTGACGATCTCCCACTTGGTAAGCTCTTCAAGAAGCCAGAACAGATCATCCTTGTTAATGGACACCTCGCGGCGATCAGTTTGCGTTGCTGCCCAATTAGCGGTTTGCTGCAAGCGTTGGTATGGTGTTTCGCTCATGTTAGTAGCCCCTTACTTTTACCCACTCGTTGTACAGTTCGTTGGTGCGCTCAAACTCTGCATCATTAGCCTTAGTTAGGGCCGTGTAAGCCGCATAAGCCGCAGTTGAGGCAGCGGTAATACGGATATACTCATCATAGGCAGTAGAAGCCGCCTTGGATGCCTCAATGTAGGCATTGAACGCCTCGGTGATCTTGTTGCTGGATTCAAGCCGATTTGTTGCGGCTGCTTGGTAGGCTAGGAATGCTTCCTGTTCTACGTTTAGTTGTACTTGTTCGGTCATGTGTGTTGTGTTTGATGTTTGTGCCAGCTTTGTTTCGTGTCCTGCTGGCTAGGACAGAGGGCGTTTATACGTGGTCGCCGTCACTCAACGAAAAAGAACGTGCATTGTGCCTGTTGAAAATACGAGCACATTTTTTCAACATTTAGTTCAAGTGCGTAATACCAACTACTTACGATCAATCTTTGTTTCGTTCTGCCACTTGACGGTTGCACGAAATGGTAGATTGTTGGCGTCACTTTGGGGTGTACCAGCCTCCCGAAAAATCAATTTACCTAGGAGTAATTGCCCTAGGTGCAGGTGTGAATTGTTCATTCCTCCGGTGGTACTGGTACTACTGCCGGAGGTCAATTCACCATGATGTTACCTGCTTACATTACCCGCGATGCGGATTTTATGGATTTGCGTGAGAAAATTGGCCCAGTTGCCATGCACGCAATTGTTTCCCTAGGGACAACTATTCAGCTTAGGCGAGAGAACAGCATCAAGCTGGCAAATGCGTCGGCTTTGGTGCGTGTTTGTGATCTAGTTGGAGACATTGACACGGAACTGCTATGGGATGCCTTAATTGGCTCTTGGCTGATTCCTTTGGGCAATGACTGCTATTCTATGCCAGCTTGGGAAGAGTGGAATAAGCAGCTCCGTTCCGCTTGGGCAAATGGAGAGAAGAAGAAGGAAGCGAACCAGAAAGAACCGAAGGGAACCGAATCGAAAAGAACAGAAGAGAAAGGAATAGAACAGAAGAGAATAGAACTAGACGCTAGGGGGTACGCTACTAGCGACGCTAGGAGCGACGCTTCCAGTGTAATCAAAAACAAGCCGATTGTTTGGTAAACACATGAAATAAAATGATTAACGTAAGACGCATAAGTGAAGTAACGAAAAGCAAGACTAAAAATGAGTTGTTTCTCGAAAGAGAAAGCAAGCGTGCTTTTGACGCTTTCAGTGAAGTCAAGCGCAAATATGGCTATGGATCGCCTGAGTCTAAAGCAGCATGGAAAGCACTAATTAAAAAAACTAGGTCTTTTTAGACTTGACTGTTTACTTTTGTAACAAAAAAGGCATAGTTTTTGTTACGGTTGACAGAGGAGAAAACACCAAAAGCAAGCACAAACCCAAAGAAATGAATAACACAGTAGAATTGATTGGACATTACGGCAACGATGAGATTCACGCGCTCAGCGCATGGACTAGCACTAGCCGAGAGCTGGACGCTAAGAAGCGTGAACGCATCCCAGCACTCTTGAACCAGCTAGCAGAGGCCGGACACCATACGCCTTTCGAGAAGTCAATGCTTCATTTTCTTGTGCGATGCGATCAAAGTGCGCACACACATTTGCTCAAACACAGGGTGGGCGTAAGTTGCAATGGCGAGTCGGCCCGCTACAAGGAGTTTAAGGAGCCAACAGCACTAATCCCATCCGACTGGCCTATCGACATTCAAAATGCCCTTAAAACGCATTGCTTGGCGTCTAATGAGCTGTACCACGCCACGCTTGCACGCTTAACTCCAATCTTAGGCCGCGCTAGGGCTAAAGAGAGTGCGCGATTCTTCTTGCCTTACGCTAACCAGCTGACCTTGGACGTTAGTTTCAACTTCCGCTCCTTCGTGCATTTCCTTGGTCTTCGCAATAAGCCTACGGCACAAAAGGAAATTAGGGACATAGCTGCGAATATGCTTGACCTAGTGAAAAGCATCGAAGGAAACCCGTTCAAAGCAACGCTTGAGGCTTTTAAGCTATGAGCACACTTAACGAGATTGAGCGTTACGCCGCATCAGAACTGGGTTTCTCCTATTGTGGAATCGTCTCTACACCCAACGAAAATCCGCACTTCTGGCAGGATGAAAACGGGAAATGGACGAATGAGGATGAACTTAAAAAACTAATCAATGAACACTTCAAGACAAGGAGAAGCACCTTGGATTTTCTACGTTAAGAGTGCATCAGGTGAGGGGGAATACACGGTTAACGCCTTAACGTCCACCTGCACTTGCAGGGATGACATATTTCGCTGCGCTCCTAAACGTAGGGCTAATCAACCATTTGCAGCTTGGCCTAGTAAAGAAAGAACGATTTGTTCGCATCAGACGCAGATTTTTCTTGCGTTAGGACGTAAGAGGGCACTTGAATGGCGTCGTTAGCTAAACAAACAACACAAACAAATATGAAAATAGAAAAAGTGAAGGCGCGGAAATACTGGCGCGGGAGAAATACCTGCGTGCTGTACCCAAAGAAAGAGTCAGCCGTTTATTACGCCGGATTCTCCCCGTATGCGGTCAATTCCGTCTTCCTCCTGCCCGCCGACGCCGAAAGCGTCGAACGCATGGTCGGGCAGATTGAGAAAGAGTGGGAAGATATGGCAGAGCATTTCACGGCAGAGAAAATAGCCCACGCAGCCCTCGCCGCGATTGGGATTAAGGCGAAAGGAAAGAAATGAGCGACACACCGAGAACTGATGCAGAAGAACGCGAGGCAATCACTGGACTGGGACGATGCGTAGGCGTGAACTTCGCCCGCGAGCTTGAGCGCGAGAACATAGGTATGAAAACGGCACTGGCTGCGTGCATAGCAGAAATGAAATACAGTGCACGAATGGGACAGCCAATCTCAGAAGACCGTCGCGAGTTTCTGATGGCTGCTCCGTTTCTGCCCAACGCCCAAGCTCAGCGATAGCCCACTGAAACTAGCCGAACCATGAGCGACGTTGCGGGCTATTCGCTGTAGCGACTGGTTGGGCTGTATGTGGTTTTGGTTCCGATATAAACTTTAACGAATTTACTTATGACAATAAAATACAATGCCGGAGAGTTGGTGTTAGATTTGCACGATATGCTTCAGTCAGTTGATGCTGAGTCAAAGATAAAAATGGTTGAGAGCTTGTCATGTGATGATGATATACTGAAGCATGTAACCGCTCAAATAATAGACAGATGGACGGAGAACGTGTGTAGCGCAGGATCGTCATATATCGCATCTCCTACAGCTCGTAATGGACTTGATTGGGCATGGCGCGAGGTGGCCAAGAAGTCTAATGATGTGGCCAAGCGAGAGATTGAGCGGCTTGAATATGCCCTTCGTAAAAAGAATGAGGAGTATCTAAATATGGTAAACAAATACCATGCGCTCCAAGACAAGCACCGCCGCCCGTGATTCCGCCTTGCCCAACGTGAACTAGCCTCAACTTCTTCCAGATAGGCTGATAACACCCCGTCTAAACTGGAAAAAGGTAAGCAATTCACGGTTCAACTTAGGCATCCATAAATCCTGCAAACCCGTAAACAAGTGGACTTTTTGTTTATGGGTTCAAGACCCCATAACGATTGTAAAAAAACATGACATTACCAAACGATATATGCCGATGCCACAACGCATCATGTGACACCCGCTATCAATGCTGCCGCTGGATATTCCGCACAAGCGGCAGCGACCAAACTCCACACGCCCAATCGCTCTGGGATGAAGACCAAATTTGCTACGCTTTTCTTGACATTGAAAAACATAAGCCAATTCAGTACCATAACGGGTCAATCATGGGTTGATTCCTTAAGTACTGCTAGGAAACATAGAAAACATACACAACAGCGAATAAATGAAGCCATTACCAAATTCATCACAAGCGGAGGAGACAGTTATAGCCTCGATTTTGTTAGACGGAATCGAGACAATGCAAATTGCCCTCGACAAGAAAGTTTGTGAAGACTCATTTTTTGACGAACGGAACAAGCTCTTATGGAAAACCTTTCTGTGGGCTTTTAAGCGTGGCACACCACTAGAACACGACGCAATTGTTGCCGCCTTAACAGAGAAAGGCAAACTGGCACAGGTTGGCGGAATTGAGCACCTGCTTAACGTAACACAAAAAGTTCCGACCACATCAGGAACACGCCATGCTATTGACAAGCTTCAGGAGCTTTTAATGCTGCGTGAGATCATTAAGAGGTCTCACAGCTTCATTGAAGCTGCCCGTGATTACACGGGCGACATGGCGCAACTAACTACGTCAATCGAGGAATGTCTTAAAATTAGAGACGGCCTTGAAAAGACTTTAACCCTTGCCGACTCTTGTGACGACATTGAATCGCGCCTTAAACGTGTTTTAAGCGGTGAAATTCGTGAAGGCGACAACGGTATGCCTTGGCCTTGGAAAGAGGCTAATCGGTGGCTAGGGCCCATCCAGAATGGGGAACTCGTAATCATTGCAGCCCGTCCATCTCAGGGTAAATCATCTGTTGCGAGGCAGCTCGCTTGGCATTGGTCGAAAATATACGGAGAAGTAATGCTTTTTAGTCGTGAAATGCCAGTCAGTGAACTTCCACCTCTTTTCGCTCAATCGCTTTGTGGTCACTCATGGCGCGAGGCTCGCAATGGACGCTTGCACAAGAAAGACGTTGGCGAACTGATTGAGTCCTTAAAGGAGGTTAAAGCCAATACGTCTCTTAAAGTGTTTGACCGTGATCGCACCTTAACGCAAATTGTTGCACGGGTAAAAGCTCAATGCTTAAAGAAAAAGCCTGTCGCAATCTTCATTGACTACCTTCAAATATATGATCCAGAACAGCAAAAGGGAGAAACGCGAGACGTCGCACTGGGCCGATTTTGTCGAACTCTCAAAGACCTTGCAAATGATGTTTGCCCAGTCATCGCATTAGCTCAATTGTCACGCCTTACGGAAAAGGAGAACCGCGCCCCAATGCTGTCTGATTTGCGTGAATCAGGTTCGATTGAGTGCGAAGCAAGCCGAGTGGTGGCCATAAACTGGAAAAGTGAACACGACGGAATCAAGCAAACCTTCGGAGATCAGTCACAAGAAACAATTTTCACCCAGTTAATCCAATTAAAAGGCCGCGCTGAAGGTATGGCAATTTGTGATGGCGTTCCTTTTCACAGGCCGACCGCTACGTTCAAAGCGTAGGAATAAGGACACGAAAAAGCCCGCCGTAATTGGCGGGCTTTGTTTTATCGGTTATAACGCAAACCGTCAAACTTGCGCCATTTATAGAAACTTCCATCAGGCTTTAACCAGTCGGATCGTTCAAACATTTCCTTACGCCGTTTAGCCCATCCCGCTTGCGCGGCGGCGCGTGCCTGTTCGCTAGTGCGGGCTTTTGCCGCGCCGCGCCCAGCCTTCCCGCCTTTGGCGCTAATCTTACGATGGTTCATGGTAATCTTCCGTTTAGTCTGCGGCGGGAGTGCCTTTGCCCAGCATGGCAAGCCCCGTTAAAAGGTTAGTAAGGTTTTCAGCGGCTTCCGCCACGGCAAGCAAAGCCTTTCGGTCTTGTTCGCCTGTGGCGTAGTCGTTTGCGATGTCGCGTGCGACTTGGATTTGTTCGTATGTTGCGGTTTTCATTTGTTGGCGTTTACCAGATTCTTCCACTCCGGCCACGAAAGAAGTTCCTCACGATAAAAGAGGATGCCGCCATATTCTTCGTCCGGTCGCGTGACACGATAAAGATCACCGATCTTTTCCTGCACCCTGCCTTCGCGCCACCCGTCGTTTTTACGGGTGGGCAGTTTATACATGCACTTATCTCCGGCCTTCACGCTCCGACCTCCTTGATGTCGAGCATCTGAACGATGCGGTGAGTCTTGCGGAGTTCTGCGTCTGCTTTGCTCCAAGCCTCGCGGGTGTTTTTGGCGTCCACGGTTACGACGGTTTTTTCGAGGCCGTGGCCGACGTAGGCGACGCAGTTGAATGAGGTGATGTTTTTCATGGTATGTTGTTCGTTACACCTCCACCATGCGCAAGCGCTTGCGCATTGCAAGCACTATGATCGCGCCGTAACCGAAACTTATTTCGGCGTTTGTTGGCTGTCGCCATGCTTTAATTTTGGGGGGAATTTCAGTTACTACCTCGCCGCCGTCATTTATTAGGCGATTTACATGAAAAGACAGCCTTTGTTTTAATGTCATTTGCATGATTCGAGTAGGGGCTTTTTTGTATCACTTAATTTGTTGCGGAATACTGCGGTTTTTATATATCTTTGCCAAGCGAACAATTGCAGGCATTCTTAAAGAATAACGAGATATTGACCAAGCCGAAAAATTGCCTGTCCCTATACTGACAATGGCGACGGTTAAAAGCCCCTTTTCGGTGCGCTCGCAAAGGCAGAAATCAAACTGTTCACGCTTTTCGCTAATCCAATGGCTTCCGATTATCGGTATTGTTTTCATTTGCATGATTCGTGGTTTTTTAATAGGCCCGAAAATGTAAGCAGGCTCATTATTAGGACACAAAGCAGGGTAAAAGCGGTTATCATTTCTTTCCGTAGGTTTTCGGCTTGGCTTGAAACTCAAACTTTACGCTCTCTAGCTCTGGGCGTAATTGGCACTCGGCGGCGAATGCGTTGAAATCCGCCTCCGCCCATAGTGGCTCACTTTCAGACCAATTCGCCGCCACGGTGTTCATATGATTGTAAAGGATCGTGTTTTTTGCGGCCTTATTATCGCAATCAATAACGCACAAACGGAGGGCTAGCTCCTTTTTTATATGCTCCATCTTTACATCGGCTTCTTTCATTGCCTCGGCGGTTAGCTTGCGGCGTTGCGCGGCCTTCTTCTCCGCGTCCCGTTTCGCTACGTTTTCGGGTAGGTAATACCCACTAGCGAACAAGTCCTCAATTGCCTTGGCCTCCTCTGGTGTTGTTGGCTTATAGCTCAAACGCTCCCCCGTGTAAGAGTATTCCTTGTCGGTTTTCTCTTCCAGCCATTTACGCAGCGTGTCAGCTTCTGCTTTCCATTGTTCAATGAATCCCAGCTTCTCAATCTGAAATTTCATCTCTGCATAGTTGCGCGGCTGCGCAGCTATTAAGGCGTCAATCTGCGCAGGGGTTGCACGCAAATGGCCTGTCAATATCTCGCGGCATTTCTCGCGGCTCTTGCCGTCCCGCCCGCTCCCTCCGTGGTATTGGTTGCCTAGTCCATCAGCGAACAAACCGCAAAACCAATAAAATGCATTGCTGAAAGCGTGCATTGGAACGCCGTCGGATTCTGACAAATGCATGGAGGCCAAAAGGCGAAGCTCGGGAACGTCAGGGAACCGCTTGAGAATTTCTTGATGGGCGCAACCGCCGAAAGAGTCCACCCAACGCCCACGAGATAGTTCCTCTGCGGAGCAAGTGAGGGAAAAATGCGAATGCCCATTTCTACATTCGTCATTTAGTGACGCTTTGACAGTGACCCGCTCGCGTGGGGTGTTATGGGTGAACGTATAAGTCAGGTTATTGGTTTTCATTTTGTCTGTGTGTGTTTCGTTGGCTGAAAGTGTAGGCCGTTGGCTGTCAGGCCTGGTTGGTTGTTTGGCGTGCGTTAGGCAGAATAGAAACCCACGACTTTCTGCGCCGTCCTGTTTTCTCAAAAACGTATCTGCTGGCGCTATCATTAGCGCGGTCAAGGTCGCCCCACAGTCGCAAACTGCCGTTGCGGTACTCCCACCATTCCGCTTCGGCTTTGGCGGCGTTTTCAGCCGTGTATTCCCATGTTGACGCTTGGCTATTAGCTATGGTGCCGTTGGCGTAGGTGTTTTTCATATCTTTATATATTTGGTTTGTTTCGTTGCTACTCCTTCACAGTCTCAAATGGTTTTTCACTTGCAAGCTATTTTTTTAACTTTCTTTAAAATAACCCTGTTTCTCCTCCCATAGCTTCGCACCACCTACGCTTTCAAATGGCGTTAAATCGCAAGCAAACGACATGGGAAGGCATAAAAAAGCCTCCCATTTCTGGGAGGCTTTGTGGTTACGATTCGTTGTGCGAAAACCAATTCCTGGGAATCTCAATACCCCTAGTAAGCCGATAGTAAATGTCCCCAATGTGTTTAACTCGAAACGTGGTGTGGATTGAGCCAACTCCGCCGAATGGTAGCCAAGTAAGCGAGATCAATTCAACTTGCCCCTTCGCGTCATGGTGCGAGCTAAGCCGAAACGGAACGTTCGCAAGCGTAGCGCCGTCAATGTGTGTAACCTTTGGCGTAATTTCGTATTTCATAGGTGAGAACACCAAGCAATCACACCAATCACACCAAAGCAAGCTCAAATGTTTCTTTTGTCTTCATTTCCTTATTTAGAATCATTCCAATTAAGCTATTATTACCAGCTCGTTCCTTTGTGTGTGTGATTGGCCTGTAGATATGGCTGTAGATAGGCATGAGATAGGCTGTAGATAGGCTGTAAGATAGATTCACCCCTTAATATTCCCCACACGCACGCGAGAGCATCGAGCTGCGCCTATGCTATTCTATTGGATAGGCTGTAGCATTCCCTCCCTCTATTGTTCCGGCATGGGGGGAGGGGGTTGGTAGGTTGGGTGGGCAGAAGAATTGCGATAGGTTAAGTAGCTGTTAAAAAAAATATCCTTTAGGCCGTCCTATTTGCGGTTGGTTCTATGGGTGATTGCTTTGGATTTAAGAGGTTTTTGACAGTGTTATGGGGGGTAGATAGGCTGTAGGTTCTGGTGATGTAGATAGGCTTTAAGGATGAGATAGGTTAAATTGCTTGTGGTTGGGTATTTGTAGAAGTCTTTTGTTTAACTAGAAGTCTTTAGTTGGCTAGAAGTCTATTTCTGAAAATAAAATAAAAATTTTTAAGTGTATGATGTGAGGTTAGTTGAGTGGTATTTTCTGATAATCTTTTGAAGAATTGTCTTGACTTTTTGAATTTGCGTAATACAATCGAACCAACGCGAAGCGGTGACTGTGTAGGTGAGATTGGATTATAATACGGTCTGGCGAGCGGAAGCGGTAAGCCAGTGGAATTGTTTTTATGTCTGTTTTTTGACGGAGTTGGCGAATGGAAGTTGGTTGGTTTACGGAAGGCATAAAGACTGCTAACGGAGACAAACAACGGACATAAAGGCTTAAGGATAGTTGTGTCTGTATGGGTAGGAGTGAAATAAGTGAAAATAAATCTTGACTATCTTAGGTTGGCGACTAAAGATTGAATTATGGATGCCGAAGACTGCCTGCTGCTTATTAAACAAATCATGGATTTAGGTGATTCCAATGCCAAGCTAACTGCTAGGGTTGAATCACTCTCTAAGGAGATTTTACGCTGGCGTGACGCCAATGCTTCCTTGCAAGCTCGTATGGATGCGACTAGCGTGCATAGCGAGACAAAGGCACTACAAATGGCCAATGCGTCAATCTACTCACTGGAGCGAGATCTGGATGGACATAAGAAAACAATCCTTGAGCTTGCTGACGAGTTGAACCAATTGAAGAAGCGAGATTCAGTTGATGTTGAACTTAAATAATTATGGACTTACGGCAATTTGTGAATGATAGGCGAAAGGAGATTGAAGAAGAAGATGAAAAGCGAGAGCGTAAGAGTCCTAATCGCTGGTGTGCTCCAGAGCATCGGCGTATAGCTGTTAGCATGGAGAGGGATAGTAAAGGCAACCTGTTGCTTAAATGGCGAGGGTTGTGGGATAGGCCTGTTGGCGTTAAACAAAAGGAAACTAAATGAAGCAGTTTATTCAAATTTCTTTAATTGCTGTAGTTTCATTTTTTTGCATTACAATGCTTGGTATTTTGGTAAGTAATGTATCCGATGACAGGAACAATGAAGCATACATTGCTTGGTGTAAGTTAACCGGGCGAACTGATATGACTAAAGAAGAACTCTTTGCCCTTAAACGCAGGGGCCTTCTTAATATCTATTACAAAGTAGATAACCAATTAAATAACAAATGAGAGACGAAGATGAGGTTCCTTCGCTAAAAAAGGTAAGGAAAGCTACGGCTAAGTCTATTGCCACAATTGGGAATAAGGATCACAGGCTGATTGAGAATCATAGTCCTGAGAAAGCTAGGGATGTGATTGAGTTCATTGCAATGGGTGGGCGTATTAGGGATGCGGTAAATAAGTTTGAGATTGATCCTAAGACCATTCGCCGGATTCATTCAGACCACAGGGATGTAATTGGACTGTTCCGTGAGTACAATGCTGGTGAGGCTTTCCTGTTGAAGCAGCGTACACAGGCATTGATGCACAAGAAGCTGGATATGATGGAGGATGACGAGGAACAGGTTAAGAAGACTAACTTGCGTGACATTGCACAGGCAGCAAGCATGATGGGTGAGAGTTACCAGAATGCCATTGGTGAAGGTGCGAATAAGGCTGTTACGATCAATGTCGGCCCTACGTTTGAGGACGTGCAGCGGCACTTGGCCGAGCTGCGAGCAAAGATTAAGCTGGAAAAGAATGTTACGGAACCACCAATTGAATTAACTTAATGATTAACGATCTCCCAATTCGTAAGCCTGTTGAAGCAAAGCAAATTGTTCCGTCCTTTGGGATTGGTGAACGGATTTGTTTCAATGATGGAGTAAATGACATTGCCTATGTTAGTGGCATCATTGTGCGTGGTGCTGGTGTGTTTACCTACCTTGTGGCAGAAAAAGGCGTTGAGACGGAGGTTAGGGAGTACGAGATTTTGCCTTACGGCGATGTTTACAAGGTGAAAGAATGTGATGATGCCGAGGATGAGGAGGATGACGAGTAATGCTAACTTGGGCTAGACACGCCATTTTACAGCCTCCTAGCGATGAGGAGCAGCTCCTGATGGAGCCACAGGACTTGCTGGCCTATTGGAAGAACTATCATGACGTTATCAAGCGAGCTGATGATGATCCTTATCGCCATGGCTTTGTTCTGGATAACTGGAAGCGAATGAAGGAATGCTTCAATGATGCAAATGAAGTTCTTGCGCTAGGTGGCAACCGTGCATCAAAAACATGCGGAGGTGCTTGGTTAGTAGTTAATTCCGCAATGTCTAACCCCAAGAGTTTGATAGTGTGCTTCAGCCAGAACGCGGAGTTAAGTGTGCTAGTTCAGCAAGCGGCAGTGTATAAGGCGTTGCCACAAGAACTTAAACAAAAGACACTAGGACAAAATGAGTATATTTCATTCACTAGCCAGAACGGATTTGCTGGTTCTGGTTTTATTTTGCCCAATGGTAGCCGTGTGTTGTTTAAGACTTATTCGCAGTTTAGTCAAAATAATACGGTTCTCGAAGGTATGGAACTTGGATCGTATGAGCCTACTGGCGTCAATCTTGGTGCTTGGTGCGACGAGTACCTTGGCGGCCCTGAGCTTATCAACACTTTGGTGTTCCGTCTGGCTACTCGTAACGCAAAGATGCTCCTGACGTTTACGCCGATTGATGGGTACACGCAAACCGTGCGTGACTACCTAGAAGGCGCAACAACGCTTGAGACTAAGAAGGCAGAAGCACTAAACAACATCGAGGTGCCATATGTCCAGAAGTCTAAGAACAAGGATGCTTACATCATCTATCTGCATACTAAGGATAACCCGTTCTCAGGTTATGAGCGCGTGTTGAAGGAGGCAAAGGCAAAGGACGTTGAGTGGATTAAGACTCGTCTTTATGGAATCCCTACTAAAAGCATTACTAGCCTTTTTCCTCGCTTCGATGCTAAGATCAATGTGGTTAAGCATGAGGCCATACCGAAGAAAGGTGTCACACGCTATCTCATCATTGACCCTGCTGGTCGCAAGAACTGGTTTATGGCGTGGATTGCCGTAGATGAGAGTGGAACGTGGTGGGTTTACCGTGAATGGCCTGATATTAACGTAGGCGCATGGGGGCAGTGGCGCGGAAACAAATGGACTGCTGGTGAAGGCTGTAAGTCGTTAGGTATGGGTATCAAGGACTACGTTGATTTGATTAACAATTCAGAGGTAGGTGAAACCATATTTGAACGAATCATTGACCCTCGGTTGGGACAGGCTAAATATAGCCATGAGCGCGGGCAGTCGTCCATCATTGAGGACTTGGCGGACAATGGAATCATTTGCCATGCCGCACCGGGCTTGCATGAAGATGACGGATTGCAATCGCTACAAAGCAAAATGGCGTGGGTGCATACAAAGCCGATGGATGCCATTAACCGACCGCATTTTTATGTCTCAGAGCGATGCGAGAACATAATTTGGGCTTTGCAGGAATACACTGGTGCGCAAGGGCCGGATGAACAGGCTAAAGACCCTATCGACGTTTTGCGCTATGCTGCAGTTAGCGACATTTACTATGCCGATCCTACTAGCAAAGCAACTAAGTCACGCTCTGGTGGCTATTAAGATAGATAAAACAACCTAAACGATCATTTTAAGCATTTTATGAATTACGAACTAATGCTTGGCGACTGCCTCGAACGCATGGCCGAGATACCTGACGGCTCCGTGGATATGGTGCTTACCGACCCACCATACCGAGTAATAAGTGGGGGAAATAAATCAAACACTTCACTATCAAAGTCGCTAGGCGGAAATAACGGGAGGATTTTCAAGCATAACGACATATCATTTTCAGAGTGGATGCCGATAGTGTTCAGAAAGATGAGAAAGAATGCACATTTTTATGTGATGGTAAACTTTATGAACTTGTTTGATGCGCGAGACAGCGCAATTAACGCAGGTTTTGAAGCACACAACCTGTTGGTATGGAAAAAACAAAACACGACAGCAAACAGGTGGTATATGAAAAATTGTGAATACACTTTGTTTCTCAGGAAGGGAGCGGCGTTCTCAATAAATAACAAATCGTCACAGACCGTCCACGAGTTCTTGAACCCTGTTGGACTTAAGGTTCACCCAACGCAAAAGCCCGTAGAACTTATGGAGATGTATATAACAAACTCGTCTAACAAGGGGGACATCGTTCTTGACCCATTCATGGGCAGCGGGACGACTGGCGTAGCCTGTGCGCGGGCCGGACGGCGATTTATCGGAATAGAACTCGACCAAAACTATTTCGAGATTGCCTCCGACCGTATTAAAACAGCAGCAACCATTTTATGAAGGTACTAATTACTGAACTAGCAAACGAAATTTGCGTCTCTTTTAACGAGATTATGGTTTTCCAGCAAACCATGTCTCCCGATCTCTATACGGGAGTTGGAAAACGCACTTGGTTTACCATTGAAGGCGTAAATGAGGTAAAAAAGCACTTTACTGGCCCTCATTTTGACAGTCATATCATGTCTGGAATTGTTTTGGGGCAATGCCGCAATCCACGCTTTGTTTACGCAAAGATTCCTAACGTAGAGGGCAAGGTTGTTGTTAAAATTCCGGCACGATTGTCTGGAAAGTTGGATAAAAAGCGTATTGGCATAGAGAAATTGGTGCATGGCGCAGAAACGTCCTATCAGTGGGTGAAAATTGACCAAAATGCTAGTGTTTGCTAAAGACGCTCTGTAAAACTAATGGAAAATAAAACTCACGAGTCGCTTACCTATGTATCGAAGGAGCCTGATGTCCTTACATTGCGTAAAGCGTATGAATCAACAGCACTTGAACTTGCGTCTTACATCGACTTGTGCCGAACAAGCTACGATGATCGCCGTAACTACTGGGCGGGAAAAAGCCGTGACTTGCGAAAACATGGTAGCGATGCTTTTCCGTGGGAAGGTGCTGCTGATACCGAGGCGCACGTTATTGACGAGCGTATTAACCGTCTCGTAGCTCTGTTTATGTCTTCGCTCAATCGGGCGAACATTCGTGCTTACCCAACTGAGGCAACAGACATTCCGCGAGCAAAGATTGTTTCGTCGTTTATGAAGTGGATGAGCACTAGCGGCTACATTCCTCGCTTCAAACGCGAGATGGAGCTTGGTGCCAACTACCTGTTGGAGCGCGGCCTTTTAATTACTTACGTTGGCTGGCACCGTGAAGACCGCACCTATCTTCAGCAGTTTAATTTGGAGCAAATTGCTCAGGTTGCTCCTGATGTAGCTCAAGCCATTCTTGCTGGAAATCAGGATGACGCAGTAATTGAAATGCTGAAGAAGGCATTTCCTACGGTGCAGGATAAGCGTGCTAAGAAAGCATTGGCGCAACTGCGCAAGACAGGTACTGCTGAAATCCCGATTGTGCGTCGTCAAATTGATGCGCCAATGGTCAAGACGCTATCCCCTGATGGCGACTTCTTCTTTCCACCTTACGTTACCGACCCTCAGCGTGCACCTTATTGCTTCTGGAAGACGTTTTATACGGCCCAAGAGCTAAAGAATAAGGTTAGTACGGATGGATGGGATGAGGAATGGGTTGATTGGGTTATCCAGCGTCATCGTGGAGTTAATTCCGACACCGTTGATAACTACGTTGACGGGCGTAAGTCCATTTCACTCGTTACAGTTCACACAAACGATAGCGACCTCATTGAAGTGGTGTATGGCTATCAGCGTCTAATTGACAAGGAAGACAACAGCGAGGGAATCTATTGCACTATCTTCCACCGTGAGTTTAGTGGTAACGAAACCGTTAAAGGTTATGCCAAGTTTGAGTTGCTAAACGGTTATGAAGACTACCCTGTTGTAGTCACTCGTCTCAGCGAAGATTCCAAGCGTCTTTATGACGTTCAAACAATTCCTGATATGCTGCGTGGCATTCAGCAGCAGGTGAAAGTTGAGCGTGATTCGCGCATTGACCGCAATAGCTTGGCTACGCTTCCGCCTATCATGCACCCGATTGGCAATGCTCCTAGCGATTGGGGGCCGGGACGCTATGTGCCATACAAACGTGCTGGCGAGTTTCAGTTTGGCCCTGTTCCTCAATTTAACGCCGGTTCTGTTGAGATGGAGCAAACCATGCAGAATCAGGCAGATCGTTTGGTTGGCCTAGACTTGGATAATCCACTGTCTCAAATTAAACAGCAGTTTTTGGTGGATAAGTTCTTGTCGCACTCCGCTGAGGTGCTGAATATGTGCTATCGTTGTTTCCAGCGTTTCGGCCCAGACCAAGTATTTTTCCAAGTTACAGGCGTTGCAGACCCGCAACAGTTTGATAAGGGCAATCCAGACGAGAACTACGATACAACTATTACTTACGATGTGCTTAACAACGATCCGGAGAGTCAGGAAGCAAAACTCCAGCAACTTGTGTCGCTTATTCAGCTTGACCGTAATGGGCGTATCAATGTTGACGCTCTTCTTGATGTTATCGCCTCTTCTATTGATCCAGTTCTTGCTTCGACAATCTTGCAGCCTTCTCAGGCGGCTCAAGAGCAAGTCGTAAAGCAAGTAACTGATGACCTGACCAAGATTAGTGCTTCCATTGAGATGCCAGCGCGTCCAAATGGTGCGCAAATTGCAATGCAGGTTATTCAGCAATACGCTTCGCAGCCTGATGTTCAGCAAAAGCTGGCGCAGGATGAGGCTTTCCGTGGCCGTTTGGAGAAATACATGGCGCAATATACTTTCCAATTGCAGCAAGCTCAAAATGCGGAAATTGGAAAGCTGGGTACTGCTCCTGCCTCGATGGGTGGAGTGACAACACAAGGACTCTAATATGAATTTGGAACAAGATATTAAGTGGCTTAGTAACCACCCTCAGTTTGCTATGTTTATTAACGTACTCAAGGAAAGCCGCGAATCCTATATCAGTTCGCTACATGATGCTACTCCTGAGCGAATCATGCAGATTAGCGGGCGCGTTTTGGCTTATGATGACATTCTTCGCATGGTTAATGCAGAAGACCTTATTCGCAAACACACACAATAAAAATGGCCTTTTCATCTGTATATCCACCCACTCCATCAGTAGCCTCTGGAATGCGGGAGAAAATTAACAGGTTTCAATACGAAGCTATTGCAGTTAGAGCTCGTATGGCTGAAAGAAATCCTAGGTGGATGGGTGATATGGCTAAGGCAGATAATGAAGCGAAAAGAGAATTGAATGAACTAAGCCTAACTCATTTAGGTTACGCCTCGCCTTATTTTACGCCATAATAGCTAACATTGTTTTTGCTCTATTAACATGTATGATGTTACTAGAGCAAGCCAATTGACTTTAGTGTTAGGTTTACACTATCGCCCACCGTCTCAGGCGTTAATGAGCGTATAAACTATGTCTAATGAAGTTACTACGGAGAACGCTGGCTCCGAAATCAAAACAGTGGAAAAGTCGAACATTACAGTTGCCGAGTTAGCCGCTCGACGGCTGGGGGAAAAGAAAGTAGTCCCCAAAGAATCGCCTAAAGCTGAGGAAGCACCAAAAGCTGAAAAGCAAGAGGAGCAACCAGAACAGCCGAAGGAAAAAGACGTTCTTTCTAAGTTTGATCTAGGTGAAATGTCGGATGCAGAATTGCGTGAATTGTCGGACAAGCTAGGCTCTCGCGCCGTAGCTCGCTTCGGTGAACTCACAGCAAAACGCAAGCAAGCAGAGGAGCAAATTGCCGCTCTCCAGTCCGAACTGGCGAAACGCAGTCAGGAGTCCCCGCTTGAGGTGAAGTCGGTTGAAAAGAATCCATACGCCAATTTGGACACCATTGAAACTTTACAGGCGAAAGCCCGCGAGGTAAATGATGTTATCGAATGGGCAGAGGATAAACTTGACCAAGCTGACCACCTTGCGCACGACGACATTGTTGTTACCGTTGAAGGAAAGGAAATGACTAAGGCGGACGTGAAAGCCGCTCTTAAAAATGCCCGCAAAGCTAAGGACAAGTTTTTGCCCGCCCAACTCCAAGAGTTGCAAGCCCGCGAACATCGCTCCCAGCTTAAAAAGTCCTTCGACGAACATGCCCGCAAAGAGTTGGATTGGATGAATGGCGAGGATAATGACACTCGTAAGCAATATGAGGCAATGCTTGCTGATAAGCGTCTCACAAAGCTAATCGAGGCCGATCCCGACATTGCTCCGCAGCTTCCTTACATTTTGGCTCACGCAGCCAATTCCATGTATGGTCGCAAAACCATTCCTCTTACGGAAGCCAAACCTAAGATTAACCCACCTTCTAGTCCTGCAAGTTACAATGGAGCATCTGAAAAACCGGAAGCTCGTAGTAATAAAGCTGTGTTAGAAGTAGCAAAGAGATTCAGTTCGTCAGGCTCAGTTAGTGACTTTGCAGCTCTCCGAGCAATTCAGCGTTCCGTCCGTTCTTAACGTCAGATTAACCCTATAACTACCTAATACCATGGCCTTTTCCGGCACATACGACACCACCAATCCCGGTGCTGCTGTCTCCAACCGCGAGCAACTGCTCGACGTTCTCACAATTCTCGCTCCCGAGGAGACTCCTGTTCTCTCCGCTGCGACCAAAACCAAGGCGTCCGCCACTTTCGTAGAGTGGACTGTTGACTCTCTCGCTGCTCCCAGTACCGCTGGTGTTGCCGAGGGTGCCGACGTTATCACTTTCACTGACAAGTTCAGTGGTCGTGCCCGTCTTGGTAACTACATCCAGAAGTTCCGCCGCGACTTTATGGTTTCCGACCTGCAAGAGGCTGCTGACTCTGTTGGCCCTGCCAAGATTGCTCAGGCTGAAGCCAAAGCTGTGCGCGAGATTAAGCGCGACATTGAGGCCACCCTCTGCTCTAGCAATGACCGCTCTGTTGAAGACGGTGCTGGCACGGTGTATGGTCTTCGTGGCCTCGGCAAGTGGGTTGACACTTCGCCCGGCACCGATGTTCCTGCCGCCTACCGCACTCCGTCTGGCTCGATTTACGCCTCCAATGCGTTTACCGAGACTGTGTTCAATGACCTGATTACCTCGATTTATCGCGTCACTGGCAGCACCAACAACCTGACACTGGTTGCCGACACTGCTCTGCGCCGTAAGATTACGGACTTCGCCCGCACCTCCGGTTCGGCTGATTACACTGTTCGTAATGTCAACACGGACATGGGCAACAGCACAATCAAGCTGTCGGTTGAGATGTATCAGAGCGACCATGGTCTTGTTTCCGTTGTGAACATGAACCCTGACTGCGCTCCTGACACAACCAACAAGGACACTGGCTACCTGCTCAACCCTGACTACTACAGCGTTGCCGAGTACATTCCGCTTGGTTCTACCCGCCTCCCCAACTTCGGTGGTGGCGAGCGCGGTTATGTTGATACCGCCCTCACGCTGCTCGTGAAGCATCCGGGTGCGCACGGCAAGATCACTCAGATTGCCTAACCCCTAACAACTACTGATATGCCCTCCCTTACTGTTAATGAATCCACTGGTGACTTCACACATGTTGTGAAGCTCAACTACCTCGACCTGATTGCAATTGGCACAGGCAACACCAAGAACATCCTTAAATTGCCCGCTGGTTCCGCTGTGGACTTGGTTGGCATCATCAACACTGTTGACTTCGCTGGCTCCAGCAGCGTCGTTATTGATGTTGGCTATTCTGGTGCTGCTACAGCCTTCATTGCTTCGTGGGATGCCGATGCCGCAACTGTCATGCTTCCGGTGTTCAACACTGGTACTGACTTCGTGCAAGCTGCTGGCACAACTACAATTGAAGGTGGTTCGCTTCCTGTTAAAGCCGTTTCGTCTGCTACAGACGTTCAGCTTAAGATTACTGATGCCGCTCTCGCCTCGCTTACGGCTGGTGAGATTGTTGTTGGTTTCCGTGTTATCAATCTGGGTCGCTTCGCCTAATAAGCGATTGACCTAGGTGGTAACGTTTGGGGGTGGGCTACTTCGGTAGCCTTCCCCCTCTTTTTTTATGCAAATTATCCAAAAGTCGGAGCAATATACGGATCAAGAGATTGATAGTGCTATCAACGAGGAAATCCGTAAATCGCTGAAAGATGAGCTTGATACGCAACAGGAGCGCGAGATTTTGATGCGTGCTCATGCAGCTTCAATGAAGAAGCACAAGACCATTCCGGGATTGGGTAAATGTGTGGCTGTTATGCCAGCGCGTGAGTTTTTCCGCCTTCAAGCTAAGTACGGTGCAGCCACTGTTCACAGCAAGGAGTTCATTCAATACTTCAATCAGAAGTTTCCTGAAATGTCTCCTAATAACGCCTAATGCAAGACTCGACGTTTACAGACCTTTTTTCGCTGGTTCAAGCATTGTCTGGCGTTGAGTCGTTTACTCCTGCAGAGAGTGCAAAGGTAATTGCCCTTGCAAATCGTCGTCTTTATGAAGCGTATAGCGCAAGCCAAAGCTGGACTCGCTACATTGTTGTTGGCGAGGAGCGAACACTTAGCGGGCAAGTTGTTCCATTCGCTGAAACTAGCATGGATACGATTTCAGACTTTCTTCGTATCCACCGCACTCAGCCTTTCCTCAATCTTAGTGCGATTGAGTATGAATTTTATGTAGATCAAACTGGTGCGCATATCCTCAATCCTACGGATAACGCGCCAACATCGGTTTTTGTTACTTACAAGAAAGTGTGGGACGGCCCATTTGATGTGAGTAGCACAAATGTTCCGATGGAGTTCTTTTACTTTACGGCACACGCCACTTACGCCGATTTCCTGCGAATGGATGGACAGTTGGATAAAGCTATGGCAGAGGAACAGGTGGCACAAAGCTACTTGGCTGCTGAGCTTCAAAAGGCTGAAAGCCAGCGCAATAACAATATTACCGTTCGCCGCATTTCAACACACGGCACTCGTCAATCACGTTAATCAAATTTATGTCAAACGCTCGCGTACTTAATTCCCCTCTTTCTATTTTTAACAATGGTACGGTTGCTGATCGTGCTGTTACTGTTGGTAGTGCTGCTGCAAATTTGATTGTGGCTGCACTTGATGCTGGTACTACGCATATCTTCTGGAATTGTGTTGATGCCAATGTGCGTTTTACTATGGATGGAAGTACTCCTACGGCAACAAATGGGCATCAGATTGCTGCTGGTTCTAGTGGTGTTTGGTGTGCTCGTATGGCAAACCAAGTTAAGGTAATTCGTGAAGGTAGTTCTGATGCTACCATTCATATTTCCGAGGTTGTCTATCTCTAAGAAATGAGCGGCGCATTTGAAAGTACGCTGCTTAGTCCTCCGCTATCCACGAACAAATTGTTCATGGAGACTGGATTTGGTGTGAACGCAGGATTTGAGCGTTACCGTAATAGTGAGCAAGTAATTAGCGACGGCGCAACGAGCAACCGAGCGCAGATCCAAGGCCCGTTTGATAGCACCAACAACCCGCGAGGCTGGGTGGCGGGCGCTGCGACGCTGACGTGGCGCGGGGTGGTGACGGTGCCGAGTAGCAATCCGGCTGTTATCCTATGTATAGCTGGAGCGGGATCGGTTAATACCGCTGACCTAATCACAACTTACGCTGGGACACTCAGTATAAATTTAGTTACCTCTGGAAAACTGAATATACGGCAAACAGCCCCAGGCTCGTCTTACCGACAGTTTGAGACAAACGCCTCGTTTGTTTCCGCGTACCCCGGCCAAGCGATCACACTAGAAATAATTTGGACACAGGGCACGGCGAGTCCCGTGGCGCGCGTCAACGAGGTAGACATCAGCGCGAGCTTTACTGCCACGACTACAGGCACACCGCCCGCATGGCTCGACGCCGCAATGGTGCCGACCTACCACCTGACGGGCTACAACTGGCCCTCCGGCCCCGCGCCCGTGGGCTGCTGGATTCTCGGTTCGCTGACCGACGCCGACCGTGCCTTTCACCGCTCGACGGGCAAGTATCCGGCTTGGGTGGTCGCGGGTGGGAGTTATAATGCACCTCGCGGAGTTTTTCAGACGGGATTAGGCGGAACACTCACGACTTTTACGGGTGTTACTGACTCAGGTTTTACCGCAACTAAAACGGGCGGAGGTAATGGCTTTGCCTATGCCGCTATAAGCTCACCGCTTGGGACTACGGTGCGAGTTCGCTTTACGGCTACTCTTACCTCTGGCGCGGTGCCTACGGTTTACGTTAATACCGCAGGTGTCGGTAATGCCAGCAACATTGCAACTGTTGTCAGTGGAGCGAATGACTGGACGCTGACACCAACAGTAGGCGGCAATGATGTGCTCTCGTTCTCAACTTCTGGCGATACCAGCTACGCAATAAGCGGCTTAATCATCACTAGAGCAGGCGCACTCTCCCTCCCCGGCATCCAGCCGTGCAACGTGGTGGACGACCTCACCACCATCGGCGGCAATAGCGCACTACTTGTTGGTATGAATACACGTTCTTCCAGTAATAAAAAAGTATGGCGCATTTCCGATTTAACAAAAACATCTGGAAATGAGCAGTTGCTTGGTGGCCCTGTATTTTACGGAACTAGCGAAGACTTGATTACCAAGTGGACTATTGTTAATGCTGGTGGAACTACAACGGTAAGTCTTGGTAATGTATCTGGTGGTACGCAGTACGCAAATGCTGTTTCCTGCCCAACTGGAACAACTGTAATTACGCTTCTAACCGCAGTTCCGCTTACTACCAATCTTTGGTGTAACGCAAATACAACCGCATCACTAACCCACATCATTGAAGGAAAGAGAACTGTATGAGTGAACTATCTCCTTGGCCAATGACCGTAG